CAAACCAGAACCAATATGGACTAAAAAATCAATCGCCAGAGAGATATACCAGTTTATGGACGTTGACCCGGTATATGCGCTGACCCTCATACCGTTGGCACTTCAAAAGAACCTCATAACCCAACAAGAAGCTGAAAAGGCAAAGAAAGACCTTGACGGGTACTATACAGAGATCGCCCGACAGACGGAGGAAATCAAGGCGACCAAAAACGACAGGATGCTTGAGGTATTCAAGGTAGTGGGATACTCCGCGACAAAAGTACTTTGGCAGATAATCGACCAGTTCCCGAAACGTTGCACAGGTAACCCGAACCGGTTTGAGCTCAAGGTCAACCATGAATCCATTATGAAGAAAACGAAGATACGAAGCCTTGATTATTACGGGTATCTCTCAAAGCTACAGGAACACGACTATATCCAAAAGGTTGACAAGAATATCTATTCGATCAATTTTCCTTTGCTGACTCAAGTTGTACAAATAAACGGGAATAATCCGTAATTATGGCATATAAAGACCCGCCGAAAGCAAATAGGTTCGCCGCAGGAAATAACATGAACCCGAAAGGCAGGCCGGCAGGCGCAAGTCTCAAGGCACAAGTACAGACCCTGTTCATCGAAATGATGGCAGAGGATACTAAGTACAACGGCAAGACAATTCCGTTCCTTACAGCGTGGAAAAGCGAGTTTGTTAAATCAGCCCTTGAAGGTAGCTGGGCAGCAAAGATACTTACCGACCGGCTGTTTAGTGAAAACATACTGGAATCAATAGACAGATCGTTGAACAAGTCACTCCGCGAGGATGAGGACTTTCAACAATTCCGCATACTTAAGCAAGGGCATAACGTACAGCAAAAAATATTACTCGATACGAACCGGCGTATATTTGAGATGGCAGGCAGACGGTCAGGGAAAACCGAAGGAAACATACTTAAAGGAACTTCAGTATCGGTAAAGGATAATAAAAACACGCTGATTATTTGCTTGACCCATGAAAACGCAATAAATATGTATTGGCGGGGTTTTCTTGAATCATTTGAAGGGCTTGGTTATGGAATAGAAAAACAAGATAGAACCGAAGGACTCGTGCAGCTTTCAAACGGCTCGATAGTATCACTTAAAGGAAACAACACGATAACTGATAGAGAAAAGTTTCGCGGGTTTGCGTGGGATTTGGTTATTATTGACGAGGTACAGAGCCAACCGGCGTTGGCATATCTTATAAACGATATCCTTGAACCGACGCTCATCGACCGGGACGGAACCTTGATGCTCACGGGGACGGGACCGAGGGTAAGGGGTACGTATTGGGAAGTCCTTTGGAATGACGAAAAGAAGCAAGCCTCGAAATATAACTGGAATCTTTCGGTAAATCCGTTTATCAAGAACCATGAAAAGATACTAGACCAGATCAAGGAAGAAAAAGGGCTGACCGATTCAAGTCCGTTATTTCAGCGCGAATACCTGGGTATGTGCGTATATGACGACGACGCGCAAGTCTACCGGTTGACCGATGCCAACTACTTTGACGACAATCAGCTAACCCAATGGATCGCCAGCCAGCCGCGAAGCGACCTGATGTTCTCCGCTGGGCTTGACTACGGGTACGAGGATTCGGACGCGTTCGTCATTGTGCTATTCTCGAAGGTGACACAAGAAAAGTTCGTGATATTTGAGCACAAGGGGAACCGGACGGGCGTGACAGAGCTTGCCGATAAGATGAAAGAAGGGGTCGCCTATGTAAACGCGAATCCAATTTTCGCCTCAATACCTGAAAAGCACTTTTATATCTATGCCGATACCGGCGGGGCTGGTAAGAAGATCAGCTATGAGCTTCAGACACAATTTGCCCTCCCAACCCTTGATGCTTACAAAGCCAACAAGGATTTCGCCGTCGAGATACTTCAAGAGGAAGTACGCACGGGACTCTTTAAGGTACGGTCGACCGCAAACTTTGCCGACGAAGCGCTGAAAACCGTATGGAAGCGCAACGAAAAGGACGAACTGACACGTATCATAGACGATGACACATATCACCCGGATACTACTGACGCGGTGCTCTATGCCTGCCGGAATATCTGGATAAACTACCGAAAATCTAACTAATTATACAAAATTATATACTTTTCTCTAAAAATACCCCTCAAAGTGACACTATATATACAGAGGGGATACATGATTAACGTACCTTTGTTAGTAAAAACATACCTACAGATCGCAGATGCGGAGAAAAAACAGCGCGAACTTGACGCTATGACCGCTGAAACTATCAATTACGGCATTATCCGCGACCTAATCAACTCCGCATATCATGGCGTTGTCATCTCCGTAACCTTCAAAGACGGAACCAAACTTGATATCAAGCGTACCGACGAGTTCGACAAGCTACAGCAAAAATACACCGAGGCGTTTTAATGAAACAACTGAAACGAAGCATTGAATATATCCAACGCGACATGACCGCGATGGAATCTTTCCTGTCCAGGCGGGACGTTAAGTATCGGAGGAACTACAACCGGTACTATAACAATTATAACCGCATGGAAGATATACATAACATTTACGGGAACGTGATCGCGTATTATTCACAGCAGGACGAATTGAGCGGGAACATACCGTCGCTTAATATTCTTCGTTCTGCCGTTGATACTACGGTAAGCAAGCTATCACAGACGAAGGTACGCCCATTTTATAACCCGGTGCTCGGGACGTATAAGACCGTCAAGACATGCCGCAACGCACAGATATATTTTGATGAGTACTACGACAAACAGGACGTTTACAAAAAGTCAGTCAATGCGATAACCGACGCGCTGGTATTCGACATGGGCGTGCTCTGGATTCGGGACGATACGAAAACCGTCGAAATGGTTCACCCGTGGGAGTTCTTTTTTGATGCCGCCGAAATGACCAGAGGCGATCTTACCAGGGTGGAATTACGCCGGAGACAATATCCGCTCATATCCTTGCGAAACGAGATTAAAGATGAGTCGACCTATGCGACGGTATTGAAAGAAACGCCGAACGCGTATTGTGATTATAAGATTTATTGGGACTTACTTAATAAAGTCGAATACAAGTTCATCGGAACGGAGCTGCTTGACGAACGAAAGATCGAGTACGACAAAGTGCCGTTTGTTTGGATTTACTACAAGGAACCGCTTAAGGGATCGTTCTCTGATTCGATGGTTGACGTCAGTTATCGGATACAAAAGCAGATCGACGATATTACTTATAAGATATCAGCCAGCGCGAACTTGTCGCCGGCGAATCTTGTTTTCGTTCCTCGGGGAAGCGACGTAAAAGCCAGCATGGTAGCCGCCGCCCGGATCGGAGATGTTTTTGAATATAACATGCAGGCAAACGGTGGAAACCCAATATCCGTAACAACGCCAGCGCCGATTGATGGTATGTGGCTCCAACTGTTGGAACTGTTCGAGCAGAAACTGTATAACATCGTTGGTATCAGTCAGTTATCCGCGCAAGCAAAGAAACCGTCAGGGCTTAACTCTGGCGTCGCCTTGCAGACCGTTGAAGATGTGGAATCCGAAAGACATAACACGATGTTAAGCAATTACATTCGGTTTATGAAAGACATAGCCGAACGGATGATTGACATATTCCCGGAGAATGAAGACGTATTACCGAGGCGCAGGGCACGCTCTCCTATTACGTGGAAGGATATTAAGATGGAAAGGGAGATGTTTAATATCCAGTACAGCGCCAGTAATTCGCTTTCCAAAGACCCGGCGGTCAAGATGCAACAGATCGAAAAGCTGATTGCCATGAAGATCATTGACCCGTCGATTGCGTCAACTCTGCTTGAGATGCCCGACCTCGAACAAGCGTACAGCATTCAAACAGCGTCATACGACATAAACGAAAAGACTATAGAGCGCGTGATCGAAGATGGTCCTACAGAGATAGACCCGGTAACAGGCGAAAAGAAGTTTTACTTTTACGAAGTCCAGAACATTCAACAGCTATTTAATCAATCTATCAATACTCTTTTCCGGCTCGACTCGAATGATGAGAAGATCGAGATACTCAACAATTTGACGGCGTTTATCAATCAACTAAAGACCATGATGGATGAAATCAATCAGGAACTGCAACAGCCACAACCGGCGCAAACTCCGGTACAGCCTCCGCAAGTCGCGGGACCAACAGGAAATCTACCGGCAGCGGTATAAACAGAAAGGAGTGTAATAATGAGTGATATGAATATGCAACATGGAGACGAAGCGCAAGATCAGGCAATGCTTGACCCGATTATAACGGTAATCAAACAGATACTTGATAAAATGGCGGCTATGGATGAGGAAATCGACGCGCTTACAAAGCTGGTCAACGAAGAAATCATCGGCGGTATAACCAATCTTTACAACTCGAAACAGCGTATGAGCGGTATCTCTTCGATGTCAGAAAAGTACGGCGAGATGGTCAGTCCGTATAAAGATTTTTACGGCGAACTGTCCGGGGGAAAAGACATTTTCGAAGAACTGTACAACGACCTTGACGAAATGAAGTCAAAGTCAGAGGACTGGTCAGACGAAAAGGAAGCCGCCAGGGTGCAACAGCTTGCCGACGAACTCAAGGGCAGGCTCGAACGCATGGCTAAAATCGGCACTTCTGTGCTTGGTGGATCATCGGAAGAATCGGGGGAACCGGTCGGATCGGTGGAAATCGAAGTGGCAACACCGAAAGATGAAAAAGGATCAAGCGACCTGGTTGATAAAATCAGGCGAATGAAATCAAAGGCGGGAGATGTTAGGTTCTAACAGCTCTGATATAAGCA